TGCTGGCTTTGTTGCAAAAAAATTCAACTATGGTCCACCATTAAGTTCAGCTCAAGCTATGGAAGTACTAACTGGTAATATTAAGTTTGGTGTAAATGGAGAAGGTTCAGCTAACATGTTCTATGGAGGTGATGTACCTAAAACACCTGATATGATACAAAAAATAATTGGTAATTCACAAATGGCATCTAAATATGCAGGTAAATTAAAAGCTGGGTTGTCTATAAGAGGCTCAACAAAACCAGGAAATTATGTAATATGTACAAAAGGCGAAGAAGGAAAATGGTTTGCAACAGAACAATTTATAAAATTATTTGATATTGATAAAGAGTATCATCGTTCATGAATTTCAAAGCGTTTATAAGAGAAGCAAGACTAGATGACCGCCCTGATAGTGCGTTAAAACATTTAGTGTTTAAAAATCAAGATGATTTGAAAGACCCTGATTATGATATAATGAAAATATGGAAGGATGGTTGGCAAAGAATTATATTACCATCACCTCCAAGAGAAGATAGAGAAGTGGATGCAGTCATAGCAGCTGTTGAAGGAGCTACTGAACAACAGAAAAAAGATTATGAAAATTGTGATAAGGATGCATCATTCTACGTAAAAGAACACATGAGAAAAAATAGTCTAGAATATGATGAGGATGTAGTGGAATATATAGAAGAACAATGTTCACCTATTATAAGACATTATAAAAATCATTTTAACAGACCTAGACCTTATCAAGTAGCAGATTTATATAATAAAGAATTAAATAGATTTAAAACAGGTACAGCAAAAACACCTTCTTATCCATCAGGACACGCCTGCCAACCAATGGTAGTTGCATTACACTATGCAAAAAAATATCCTGAGCATAAAAATGAATTAGTACGTGGTGCTAAAATATGTGGATATGGAAGAGTTGTTGCTGGTTTACATTACCCATCTGATTACGATGCGGGTATAGAGTTAGCACACAAGCTTATGGGGTTTATGAATTATGAAAAGTTTTAAACAATTAAAAGAAAATATTCTAAAAAAAGTAGAGTATAATCCATACGCCTACACTTACTTTTTGGGTGGTGGAAGAACACAAAGAGCTGAACCTTCTATGGGACAAATAAAAAGTAGAGGAGCTCGAGAAATTGAAGCCTATCAAAATGGAAAAGAGTTAGCGCAAGAAGTAAAATCATCTCTTTTATTTTGGGCTTGGCACTATGGACATATAAACAATGTAAAAGATGCAGATTCATGGCTTAAGAAGAATGTTAAAAATAAATCTGCGTTTAAAAGATTAAAATGATAAGTTTTAAATTATTTTTAGAAGCAGACAAAAGAACACCTCGTAAAAAAGGACAACACAAAGGTAGTTCTAGTCATAGTGATTTATATACAGATGAAGACCCAAGAGGAACTATTCATGGGTTAGGATTTAAAGATGCTGAAACAGCAAGGAAAGGTGTTGGAATAATTAATAAGGCTGATAGAGAACACGCACATAAAGTTCAAGCCACATTAGTTATGCAACAAAGAGCAAAGGAAGCTATCAAAAGGACAAAGGACCCAGAGAAAAAAGCAAACCTAAAATCAGCATACGAAATTTGGACAGCACATTTAGAGAAACTTAAAAAGAAAACAAAGGAAATGAATAAGTGAAAAGTTTTAAAAACCATAACTATATAACCGAAGCTAAGAATACTCACATGACACACATTGAGGATTTAATCTTAGACGGTGGAGTTAAGGGGGCTCGCCAAGCAATCCTAGCGCTAAGGTCATTGAGGGATATGTTGAGCGGAAATGCAAAAGCACCTGTGGACATTTCTGTCAAGTGGGACGGAGCCCCCGCCGTATTCGCAGGTATAGACCCAGAAGATGGTCAATTCTTTGTAGCAAAAAAAGGTATATTTGCTAAAAATCCAAAGGTATATAAAAATCATAAAGATATAGATGCTGATACATCAGGTGATTTAAACAAAAAATTAAAATTAGCTTTTGATAATTTACAAGACGTTGGTATAAGAGGTGTTATACAAGGCGATTTTATGTTTGAGAAAAGTGATTTAAAAATGGAGAAAATAAATGGAGTTAGACATATTACTTTCCATCCTAATACTATTGTTTATGCTGTCCCAGATGGTACACCACTAGCGAGAACAATTAAGGCAGCAAAAATAGGTATAGTATGGCATACATCATATACAGGTACTAGATTTGAAAATATGAAAGCATCCTTTGGTAAATCAATCGCAACCCGTTTAAATAAAAGTAAAAACGTTTGGATGGTAGATGCTACATATCCAGATATCTCAGGAAAAGCTGTTATGAGTGCAGCTGAAACAGCCTCAGTCACAAAACTATTATCAGAAGCTGGTAAAACTTTTAGAAAAGTAGAAGCACCTGTACTAAAAGAATTAGAAGAAAATAAAGAACTTAATTTAGTTGTTAACATTTATAATAATACAACTGTAAGAAGAGGTGAAAGGATAACTAATCCTAAGAAACATGCAAAAGGATTAATTAGTTTTGTAAATAATAGGTATGCAAAAGAGATTGCAAAAAGAAAATCTCAAGCCGGAAAGGATGCACAAATAGAGAAAAGAAACAAATTATTAGAATTTTTTAGTACTAAAAACCTAACTAATTTAGAAGATGTGTTTAAATTACATAATTTTGTGACAGATGCAAAATTAATTATTATAAATAAACTAAAGACGTTATCAAATATTGATACGTTTGTTAAAACAAAATCCGGGTATAAGGTCACCGGCCCAGAGGGCTTTGTGGCAATAGACCGAACGGAAGGTGGAGCGGTAAAGCTTGTTGATAGATTAGAATTTTCTACCAATAACTTTTCGCCAGATATAATAAAAGGTTGGGATAATCCTAACTAATGGGACCGAGGATACATGGCAATAAAATCATTTAGTGACTTTTTAACTGAATCGACTAAGGAAGTCACATTTACATTTGGGAGGTATAACCCTCCAACAATAGGACATGAAGTTCTATTTGAGGCGGTAAAAAAACAAGCTCGTTCTGGAGCATATCGCATATATACATCTAAATCACAAGATAAGAAAAAAAATCCACTAGAATTCAAAGAAAAAGTTAAGTACGTTAGAAAAATGTTTCCAAAACATGCAAGAGCTGTTATGGGTGATAAGAATATACGTACAGTATTTGATATAGTAAATGTTTTATACGAACAAGGTTTTGTAAAAGTCACTATGGTAGTTGGCTCTGATAGAGTAGTAGAATTTAGTGCTCTATTAGAAAAATATAATGGTGTCAAAGGTAGGCACGGATTTTACAATTTTGAACAAATCAATGTAGTTTCCGCAGGCAATCGTGACCCAGACTCAGAAGGAACAGCTGGAATGTCAGCGTCCAAGATGAGAAATTTCGCTCAACAAAATGACCTAGCAAATTTTGCTAAAGGTTTACCGTCCGGCTTTAATGACGCTTCTGGCTTATTCAACGCAGTAAGAAAAGGTATGGGACTCAATGAGACACGGTCTTTTAGACAGCATATTGAATTACCTCCAGTATCACAAACTCGAGAAGAGTATATCGAAGGAAGTCTCTTTAAAGTCGGCGACCTTGTTAGAATAAAAGAAAATAATTCAAAAGGGAGAATCATCGTATGCGGTTCGAATTACGTAATGGTAGAAAGCAACGACATAAGAAAAAGATATTGGCTGGACTCCGTAGAGCTCGTAGAAGAGGGTGGAGCCGGAGACTTCGGGACAGCAAAAGGACTGAATAGATATCTAAAAGATACTCCTCACTCAGGAATTGTTGGACATCCACACGCTAAGAAAAAAACAGAAGGTGACCATAAGCAAAAAAGAAATAAAGCTTATATGAAAGGTTTAAGTAAATCTACCGCAGATAAAAGACAAGCACAATTTAATAAACAAACAAAGATGGATGACGATGACCCAAGAGCATATAAACCTGCTCCTGGCGATAAAACTGCTAAAACAAAACCATCTAAACATACCAAGAAATTTAAAGCTATGTACGGTGAAATGGCTGACCATTTAACCTTTGAAGATTTCATGGTAGAAAAAGGAAAAGCCGATGCCGCTTTGAAGAAGAAGGCTGACAAATCTGGTATGCCATTAGGTATACTAAGACAAGTTTTTAATAGAGGTGTTGCAGCTTGGAGAACAGGTCATAGGCCTGGAACCAATCCAACACAATGGGGATTAGCAAGAGTTAATTCATTCGTGACTAAATCATCAGGAACATGGGGTAAAGCCGATAAGGACTTAGCCGCTAAAGTAAGAGGAAATTAAAATGAAGTTTAAAGAACTAAAAGAAAGATTAAGTAAGATGTCTGGAAGTAAGCTTACTGGTCAGGAACTTTCTGTTTATTACAGAGAGAATCCTTTGGCTAAAAAAGCTGCTAGAGACCCTATGCTTAAAAAGGCAATTGAGTTTGCATTGGACCATGGTGGTGCAATGAATTACGCAATTAAAAATATAGAAAAAATGAAAAGAGGAATATCCAGACATCCTCAAGTTCAGCAAGCTTTACAGTTTGCAAATGAATCTAATAATGTTCAAGCTTTAAAGGACGCTATAAATGAAAAGATGTCTCCAGCTGAAAAGAAGAAAAGATTAGATATGATTCGTAAAGCTGTAGAGAAATTAAATGCAAGAGCTGATGCTCAAGCTAAGAAAGACGCATTGGCTGCAATTAAATCTATGGAGTCAGTAGAAGAAGCAATGCAAATTGGTGGTGACTTCGTTAGAGGTCAAGGAGTACCAAAGAAGAGTTTATTACTTGATGACATAAAAGATTTTATGAGACAAATGAAAGGTAAAAAATCTAATGGTGAAAAGTTTGGTGGAATAAATGATATTACAATTAGATTTAGTGGTATACCAACAGGTGAAGTAGAAGAACCTAAATCATCTATGGATAAAAGACTATATCCAAATGGTATGCCAGTACTCGATTATAAAAGAGCTACTAAACATGCAAAAGATATGATGAATGCTTTAACTAGGCTTATGAGCAGACCACCATATAATGTTTTTCCGAAACCTACTATGATTAATGACCCAATACAAATTTATGCTGGTCATCAATACAAAGGTGATTATAAAAACGATCCAAAATTAAAAGTTGATTTATCTGAAGTATTAATGGATATTGCTAAGATATCATTTAAGAAAGAACCAGGAGCAAACGCACGTATAAAAGATATGGGTGGATTCTTTGGTGGAATGAATGAATCAGTAATATATGAAGCAAAAGCAGAATACAATGGTGGATTTGAAAAAGGAAGAGGTCCTACAGGGCTTTCTTATTCTGTACCTCATGGTCACCCAGATGCAGAAAATCCTAAAACAAGAAAGAAATATCCTGAGAGACAAAACCCTGCATACAAAAAAGCTTATAAAGCTTTACTTAAAAAGAAAAATCCTAAATTACTAGGACAGTTTCCTGTGAGAGAAGGTATTGAAAATAAAGAAAGACAATTAAACTATAAGTTAAAAGAGTTAGAGTATAAAATGAAACTAAAAGATTTCATGGATAGTGTTGTAAATAGTAAACTACCAAAGAAAAACGAATACAAACACGATAAGAAAAAGAAAATGGCTGAGGCAGATACAGTATCATTAAAGATATCAGATACAAGTTCTACAGCTTTTAATAAACTAAGTAAAATTGCAAGGGATGTAGGTATTGAGTTTTCAAGAGAAGAAAATCACTTACTTGCTGTAGGAGATTCTAAAAAGATGGAAGAGTTTAAAGCTCAAATGGATGTTGCTATGAAAGAATCAGTTCAATTAAAAGAAGGTACATGGGCTATTCCAGATAGTTATCCTAAATTAGTGGGTTTACAAAAGTTTTTAAAGAAACCGCATAAAGCAAAAAATGCAAAAGAAGTATTCGCATTTCATAACGAAGCGGATAAATTCTTTGGTGATGATTCTATGTCTGATGATTTAGATGCATACTATGATATGATGCCTGGTGGAGATGTAGACCCATACGATGGTAAAAAGAAATCACCTGAAGAATATAAAGAAACACTAAAACGTTTAGAAGATTACTATAAGAGAAATCCTAACTCAAGAATTAAAAAAGGAAGTGATTTAAACTTTGTACTTATGAAACATTTAACCGATTGGACTGGTGGAGTACTTAAATTTAAAGGAAATAAAATAGTTCAAATGCCAAGAGATTGGTATATGAATGATAATCCTGAGTTTAAAAAATCTGATGCACCAATCAAAGCAACACTAAATGCTGATGTTGATATGGATGATGATGCAGTTAAAGAAGTACAGTTTAAAAGAAAACGTGGTAATCTTAAAATGAAAAGACAACCATCAATTCAAGTAGAAAGTAAAAAAACATTTGGTGATATGATAAATGAAATCACTAATTTGTCTATGAAAGATATTGTTCGTAAACATAAAAGAGAACTTCAAAAAGCCTTAAGGACCGGTAATTTAGAATTACCTATGGATGTTGAAAACGATTTATATCGATGGGCAATGGATAATGGTGAAGTCGTGACTGACAATCCAGATGAATTCATTGGGTGGTTAGATGACAATTTAGACGATATAGTCAAAGGGAGAATAAGGTAATGCCAAGTTGGAAAGATGCACACCTACAATCAATAGGACTACAAGAAGTTAGATATACTAACATTTATAATAAAATAAAAGGTATAAAAAATCTTAGTAGAAAAGATGCTGATATGATAGCAGCTATAGACCCATTTATATTAGGTAAAGTAATTGAAGCTTTAGCACCTATGTATGAGGATGTAAATGAAGGAAAAAAAGTTTCAGTCACAGTTGATTGGGAACAAGGTAATCCAAATGATTATTCAGCAGATTGGGAAGCTGAAGGTGTATTCGTATTAGATTACGATCCACGTAAAAAACAAATGGAAATAGGTGGTGAAGAAAAAGCTTTAGCTGCTTGGATAGAGATGACATACGGTTTAAGTAAAAACGCAGCAAGAGCATTATTGCGTAGTGCTAAAAGAGTAAAATGAAAACTTTTAAAGAGTTTAGAAAAATAGATGAAGCAGCATTAGTGATGCCTGAGAGACATATTATAGACTCGATTTTAAGTGGTTTAAAAGCACAAATAGAAAAAAGAATTAAAAGAAATAAGAAAGATGGATTAGCTTACTTAGATAATTTAGCTCAAATGGCTGGTTATAAAGTCACAGATAAAGGTCAACAAAAGAATTACTTATATAGGTATGATATAAAGAAATGAAAAATTTTAAAGATTACATAGAAGAAAAGTTTTTACAAGATTTATTAACGCCTGATGAATTCAGACGTGAGCTTGAACAAGAAATAGAAGATGCAGGCTATTCACCTAATGTAATTAAAAAGATTTCGAAAAAAAGAAAAGGATATGAAGTCAAAGTTTCATCATATATGGGGTCATTAAGAGATATATTTACAGACATGGGTGCAACTAAAATTAATTTTAGAAAAGGCGGTGGTGTAAATACAATTATGGTTGAAGGAAAAGGCTTATGGGCTAATATACATGCTAAAAGAAAGCGTGGTGAAAGAATGCGTAAGAAGGGTGAGAAGGGTGCACCAACTGCAGCAGCTATGAAAGCAGCTCAAAAGGCAAGCGAAGCTAGTGATTTCAAACTCACTCCAGCGAGAGAAAAAGAGTTAGAGAAACTAGCAAAGGATTTACCTGATAAAGATTTTAAAGCTAGGTATGGAAAGGATTGGAAATCTGTAAAGATTGCAACCGCTATGAATATGCTTAAAAAGAAATATGGATTTAAAGAAGGTACTGGTAAAAGAAAAGGTGAATCATGGGAAGATGGTTATAAGAGAAGAGTTGTAAAAGCAACTAAACCAGAACATAAGGACAAAGGAATTAATTGGAGAATCAAAGGAAAAGAACGTGATGAGATTTCAATTAAGTTATATAAAACAAAACCAAGCTATGCAGAGTTTGTAAAACAAATGAAGAGGGTCGCAGGTCATGAGTTCGGTGGCTAAGTTTTCAGACGAAAGGTTTGGATTATATGAAGGTACATGGGTTCCTTTAGAACAACCCATGGTGGAGGCAACTTACGACGGTAGAGAGGTTGAATTAAACAAACCAAGTCGTAGTGCTGGAGATAAAAAATATGTGGTATACGTTAAGAAACCTGACACAGGAAATGTTATCAAAATAGAATTTGGTGATGTGAAAGGTGGATTAAGGTCAGATATAAATGACCGAGAAGCAGCAAGAAACTTTGCTTCACGTCACAATTGTGATACGAAAAAAGATAAAACAAAAGCTGGTTATTGGTCATGTAGATTACCACAATATGCAAAAGAATTAGGATTAAAGGGCGGTGGAAATTACTTTTGGTAAACCCTATTGGGAAGACGGAGATATAAGGGAGTTTGACCCAAGTAGAGATGATGCTGAGTTTGTTTGGCATCGAGATAAAGAGGACCGCGAGATAGAAGTTTTGGAAGGTGAAGGATGGCAATTTCAATATGAAAATTGTATGCCATATCATCTACAAAAAGGGATGGTCTTTGATATACCGGAAGGTGAGTATCATAGGCTAATAAAAGGTTATAACGTTCTAAAATGTAGGATAGTAAAGAAATGCCAGATAAAGATATGAATACTGTATATACCGTTCAATCGCAACGACTCGACCGTATTGAAGAAAAACTAG